GCAGAGGAGAAAGCCTTTGATGAAGTCAATGGTAAGAAGTGGGTTGGTATTACTGGTAGTACTAACCTTGTTGTGGGTATTCACACCCGCGCCAACGGTGCGGTTGGAATTATCCGAGCACAAGCCACTGATACCAGTGGTAAAGACCAAAGCTACAATGGAGGAGAAGCGTGAGAACATACGTGTATCGAAGCGTTACGCTTACATCTTATACAAGTGGGGAAAGCGAGAGCAAGCCTGTCTCGTCTCCCTTTGGACCAGTGAGAGCAGGTTTGACCACTACGCAAAGAACCAACAAGGTTCATCAGCTTTCGGAATTGCTCAGCTACTTAGAGAAACAAGTAGAGATCCTAGAGAACAAATCCTCAAAGGTCTTATCTATATCGCTCACAGACACGACACACCTTGTCGAGCCAAGCGTTTCCACGATAGACACAACTGGTATTAGTTAATGTTGGTTTTTGATTTCTTTTCTGGTACTGGAAGCTCAACTCAGGCTTTCAAAGATAAAGGTCATACTGTTATTACCTTTGAGTTAGATGAATCATTTGAGGCTACAGAAAATGTTAATGTGCTTCTATTAAATGCTGATTATCTTATAAAAAAATATGGCAAGCCTGATTTTATATGGGCTTCTCCTCCTTGTACCTCCTTTAGTGTTGCTTCTATTGGACATCATTGGGCGCAGGGAGGAGAGAATCCTATACCTAAAACAGAATCAGCTAAGTTAAGTCAGGAATTAGTAGCCCATACCAGAGATTTAATAGCAGAACTTAATCCTACGTATGGCTATCTAATCGAAAACCCTAGAGGAATGCTTCGCAAGTTACCAGTAGTAGCGAAACTACCAAGAACAACAGTTACATATTGCCAATACGGTGATAGCCGTATGAAACCAACAGACTTATGGGGATATGTTCATAACTGGGTAGCAAAACCAGCCTGTAAAAACGGTATGCCTTGCCATCAGGCAGCACCTCGTGGTGCTAGAACCGGAACTCAAGGACTTAATGGAGCAAAGGATAGATCTAGAGTCCCATATAATTTAAGTGCTGAAATACTTTCAGCTATCGAGAGTATCTGATACACTAAATACGCCTCTCCATTCCGGGACCAGTAGGGCCACACTGTTACTTGCCTTCCAGTGTGGCTTTACTTTTTCTTAATCCAATACTGAGTGTTAGCTACAACTAAATCAAACTCTTGCCTATGACGCTCAGCAAAGAGGAGGATGCCAGCTTTAGGTGACTGAGAGGGAGGCAAGTCAGCGCCCCACGTGAGATCATCGAAAGCCATAATGCCACCGGACTTGAGCAGGGGCCAACTTAACTCAGCATCTAGCAGTACACCTACTGTTGTATGGTCTGCGTCTACATAGATGAAATCGTATTGACTCTTATTAGCCCACTCATCTACGAGAAAGTTAGTTGTGCTTCTCTGAACAATAGTTATGTTGTGCTTGTGTGCAATCTTCTTCTTGTAAGTAGTAAAGACATCTTCAAAGTCCATAGACTTATGGTCTGCCTCATCACTACCTTGCCACGTATCCACATCAGTAAGGCGTGAGCCTTGACCAGTAAGAATGTTCTCCAATAGCCACACACTGGCATCGCCAGTAAAGGCACCGAGCTGAAGATACTTTAGATTAGGCAGACCAGTATCTTGTATCAGATAAGTAGCAAAGTTATCTATTGCACTCTTAGCAAACCAATTAGGATAGTCAGCCACGTTAGCCTCCAGTTGAATAGAATCCAGGTGCGTTAAAGGAGATACCACCGACACCATACACACGAGTCATAGGTTCGTGGCAATCAAAGCAGATAGGTGCGTTAGCCTCAGCGTGGATGCTACGTTCAACACTGAGTTCACCTTTACAGGTATCACACTTATAGTCATAGATCATAGTTTAATTCCATCTTCTATCAGAAAGTAGCCGACTATCTTCTCAACCTTTGCTCGGTTCTCAAACTCTGATGTAGCTGGCATCAAGCGTGTTGTCCACTCTGGTTCTGCCCTCACTCTTAACTAAGTCAGGGTAGATATCTTTCTTGAGATGCTCAAAGAGTTCAGCCTCAATCACTTGAAGGGACTCTCCCCTCCGAGTTCGTTGAGCAACTTACGCATAGCGGTATTGCATCTACGATCAGCAGTGGATGTAGCACAACCAAGTATCGTTGCTATCTGTGCAAGAGTCAGTGAATCGTGATACCGGTAGATGAGTAAGGTTCTGTAATCTAAATCTAATTTAATGAAACACTTCTTAATATCAAAGAGCATAGCAAGAAGGTTGCCACCTTCTGCTGGAGTAGATGAACCCTTAGGTTGTCCATCTCGTATCATCTCTTGTGCTTGTTCTAATACTGTTCCATCTACAACGGATGCAATAACAAAGGGTAGAAGCTGAGCCACAGTTGCGCTCTCATAGTAAGCCTCATCTGTTATGTGATAGCCAGCCTTACTAGCCTTCTCTTTACGTGCATATCTCTCTGCTACACGTCTCATCTGCCACGCTATGCGATGCTCTGCGTGCTTACGCTTATCTTTATCTTCTTCATCTAACTGTTCGTTAATGTAATCAGTACGTGTGGTAGCCCAGTGTAGACACTCTTGTCGTACATCATCTAACTCTACATATGACCTGAACCTACGGACAATACTGGTACCAATAGATGCAGCTAAGTCATAGACAACTGGGTTTAACTCGGTCACTCTTCAGGCCACGTTCCATCCAGCACCATCATTGCAATAGCAGAATAGTTTAGAAGGTCAATGAAACTATCACGCAGAGATTCATTGCTAGGGTTAACGTTAGAATCAATAAGGTTGTTAATTCGGGCGACCTTATCCCACATACGTACACGCAAACCATTAAGTGGTCCACCTGGACTAAGGCTAATGTTCTTAGGACCGTAATCGTGGTGTTTCTTAATGAGAAGATTGCCTGCTGCATCCAAGATGCGCCATACATCGGTAACAAACTCATCGTCTACCTTGTTGGTATTGGTCGAACTAATAGTTGTTCGCTCTGGTAGTCGGCCTCTAAGATCTGAAAGCCCAAATGCTGCAAAGTCTGTATTACGTTTATCCATTCGTCTCTACTCATTCCTCTCACCAGTTAATAAGGCACGTGTAGCCACATCCCCGTGTGCTAGGTAGTAGTCATTGATGTCCATACCTGGAGGCAATGTTACTATTACTGAGTTGATTACCTCGTTTGCGACACGCTTAGCGAACTCAGCTCCAGGGTTGGTGCCATCTTCTTTAATGTCATTATCACCGATAACATAAATAGTTTCATATCCACTAAATAGTTTTGGATAGTGTGACTTCCACGCCTGTACTCCAGGTACACCCACTGCTGGTATACCAAGTACACCGGAAGCGATAATGGTATCTAGTTCATTAAAGCCAACGCAGTGACCTAAGGCGGTGATGTATGGAATAGATATCCAACCCTCGTGTAGTTCGTGACCGTTAATAGGATCAGTAACAGTACCGAGCATATAACGAGCAGCAACTACCTCAGATATCCCACGTTCTCCGAGTGCGGCTAGAGCCTCTGGACTTATTTCCTGTGCGTAGTGTTGCGCCGCTTCCAGCAGCAATTTCTGTTGCACGTTTGAGGCCATCGTTGAACTCCATATTCTCCATAAAGCACACCAAGTTAGCAGCGTTGCCGCCTTTACCGCAGGTGTGACAAAAGTATAAATTGTTTACTGTATCTATAACAGCTGAGCCGTGCTTATCATCGTGCATTACGCACGATACCTTCACGTTCTTACCTTCTCTTACTTGCCCTCCGTAGTGAGCAACAACAGATCCTATGGGGATTGAATTCGCATCAACGGAACCTTTGAACCCTTTGTTACGAACCATCCTGGACCAACCTTGTGTTGACATCCGCAGTCTCCTTCGTACTCACACTTCTCGTGCCAGTTGGTTGCTCGTTTGTTATGACCTAGTGCGTTCTCTTCTCCAGCTTTACGACAACTAAGACAAATCATCTGCTATGCCTAATTCTTTCTTAACTTCCTCTAAAGGAATCTTATCTTCATTCATCTCAAAGACAATATCAAAGTCTTCGATATCTTGTGCTTCTTCTGCTGCAAAGATTTCTGATGTGGTGATTTCACCCTCTGGTACTGGCATTTGTTTTCTCCTTATAAGTAATTACTACATTACCCCAACGTTTGTTAGAGGCTAAGTACTTCTTCTTGAACTTGGACTTCTTCAACTTCTTTAATGGTTGTATCACTGACGGCATCAGTTTTCCCTTCCCATTCTAAATGAAAGATACCCTTTTCTTTATGTCTCTTCATTAAAGTATGTAATCCTTTTTCACTTTGTCCTGATATGGCTAAGCCACAAAGACAAAGATATGAAAATCCTGGACTCTCTCTTGCATACCATTGTTGAGCATACTGATTCATTGTTTCTCCTTTAACCACTGCTTGAGATCCTGTATGACCCAAGCGTTTTCAATACCGGAGTTGCGACGCTTAACTACAACATAGTGCAGCGGTACTTCCCCAATACCACGTGCCTTAGCATAGTTAAGCGCCTCAACCTCGGCTTCCCTCCAGAACTCAGGCAAGGAAAGGGTTGCCCTGTTCTTGAGTTCTAGTATGTATGTCTTTCCCGCGACGACACATACTAAGTCTCCTTCATCCTTAGCTCCCGCTTTTGTTAAGCGTTCAGCAAGGACATCTTTAGTTTGGCGTAGCCATTTGAGAACATCTGTTTCAAACTTGCTACCCTTTCGACCATTCGGATTAGCCATTGGCAACCTTAATAATCTTATAGACCTGCTTGCCATTTTCTTCTTTGACTTCAACAATACCTGCTTGAATAAGAATACTAGCGAAGGCACCGAAGTCCTCTTCTAATTTAGCAATACGATTCTTTACGTACTGTATTTCAGTATTGGCCATAGACATCATCCTCATCATCTTTGTACTGTGATACGTAATTGCCTACATAACCAGCACGTGCGTCATTGTGAAGCATAACTCCGAAAGCATTCTTATCAGATATCTGACACGCTGCGTAGTTAACAAAGAGAGTAGCCCAGTCTGAGCCATCAGCAGTATGTGGACCGAATCGGTTCTTGACTGCTGCAATCTTTAGTTCACCACTAGATGGATTGTAACCAAGAGTTAAGATTAACGCTGGTAGTTGACTGACCTTACCGTGAATAGCACGACGTGCTGGTGGGTTAATAGTGGATCCGTACTCTGACTGCTCTGATACGTGGTGTAGCACCAGTACACAGGCTTCAGTCTTACGAGCCATATCGTGCAGCTCCATCATAATTGCACGAAGTCCTGCCCACTCGTTGTCTGTTTCAGCAGCAACGTTCATCAAGTTATCTATCACGATCAGTTCAGGTGCTTCTCCGAACAACTCTACATATGCTCGAATCTCAAGTTCGATATCATCCAATGAAGGTGAAGAGTCAAAGACCCACTTAATATGTCTGAGTTTGTCGAAGTGTCTATCGTAGTAATGTGTATCGGCTGAGAGATTACTCTCTACCGAAACCTGTGAATGACCGGATGCTTGTGCAGCAGCACGCATCATTACAGTTGTGGTATCAGTATCGGCTGAGAAGAACAGAGTAGGAACCTTTGCTTGCATTGCATAGACCAAAGCAAACATAGACTTACCAGCATTAGGAGCAGCAGCGACCATACAGACTTGTCCTCTACGGAACTTAATCTGCTTAGCTGCTAGACCATCCCACACATCGGGTAGCGGTGTTGCTTTGGTAAGCACACCACCCCACGCACGGGATAAGTCAAGCAACTTCGCCTCCTTGTAAAGTTATTCCTCTTTGCCTACGAATCTTGTAGCGCTCTCTACTTACTAGACCGCCCCATATGCCGTGAGCTTCATTAACGATTCCCCACTCAGCACACTCTGATTGGTGTGGACAACTTCTGCAAATTTGTTTTGCATAGTTAACTTCAATAGTTCCAATAGATTCTTTTCCCTTTTCAGGAAACCAGAAATCTCCACCAATCTCAGCACACGCGGGAGCTTCAAACTGATGCGGCTCCCGCATTGTTTATCTAACCCAGATTGTGTCGCACTTATCTGGTGCGCCCTTAGGTGATGGACACATCCATCCCTGCCACGTACCCTTTGAAGATGTACCAGTCTTGTACACCATTGCTCCGTGCTTACAAGTATTACCAGCAGATTGTGCTGGTGCTCCGCTAGGAGTTACTGCTGTGACTGTTGCTCCTAGTTGAGCTGCAATAGCGTTAGCACTTGAACCGCCAAGTTCGCCAGCAGTTGATTTAATAAGAGCAGATACCATTGAAAGATCATTGAGTCCTGTCTCCAGTTCCTTTACGTCTGTTGCATACAGATTGATAAGTGTTCCATCATTCAACTTATAGTTGACTTGATACTTTGTGTCTGACGGTGCAGCCATTTACTTTCCTCCACTTTGTTTGATGTTTAGCCGAACAGATTCGTTGCCAATAATTTTGGGAACAAACCCTAGAAGTTTTTCAACTTCCTTGGAATCAACTGACTCTCGGCCTTTAACCGTAGTCCAACTGATTTCAATGCCACTGGCTGTTACACCAGTAGCTCCCTGAAATGATTCTTTCAAGGAATCCTTTTGCTTCTCTAACGCTTTAATCTGTGCATCTATCTGTAGATACTTTAGTCCGTTAGTGTCTATCTCTGCATCCTCAATGATTGTTTCACTGAGAACTATACGTTCTTTTTTTAGACCAACGCATCCCATCTCACCTGATGCGTCGTAGTACTGACAGTAGAGTCTGCAGAAACTTTCATCCTTTTCAGGTTGTGGTGCCTCCGGCATCTCCTTGACATTAGCCAACCACGATAAGGCTTCGAGTGCAACCTTCTCATCATAGGCTTCAGTGTGTACCTTGACATCCTTCTCATCACCATCACGTGCGATAGCAACAAGGTTAACGGTATTGACTTTACCCTTACCGCTCTTCTCAATCAAGTAGCCATAGACCTGTACCTGCCAGCGCTGTTGCACTGATGGAAAGAATGATAGGTTCTTTACCTTAGATGTTTTCCAGTCAATGACTGCACCAGATTCTGGTATGTATAAATCTACGTGTGCTTTCAAATCACCGTATGCTACTTCTGTTTCAACTAAGTAATCCTTACCTTCAGGATCTAATGTTGTAATTGCTTCTTCAATAGCTGCGTGGATGGCAGTACCCATAATGGCAGCAAGTTTAGATTGGTTATCATTAGTTTCAGGTTGACCGTTTAATCGGTACCACACCTTACGACGACAACCACCAATTTCTGATGGACCTACCTGTGTCTGCTTACTGCGGTCACGTCCTGCATCTTTGGCGTGCAGTACTGTGAGCAGTAGTTCCTTTGGATCACTTATCATCTGTGCCTCTCGCTATAGTAATTGCAAAGAACATTCCATTACAGACACCTTTATAGAATTCATCTGTTTGAGCTTCATCTACAAACTTGTTTCTGTACTCTTCAATTTGCTGAGCAATTCTTTCACGTAATGCCATTTCATCAAAACTGTTACCAATGCGACCAGCACGATAACCCTTTTCAAGTGCTTCACTTAGTGCATACTCCAATGTCTTGTTCATTCAAATATCCTCTCCTGAACCACCAACTGTAAGGGCGGGTTAGTATTGACGTCAAGCACCGACGCGATCTTTACTGCTTTCTTTACAACTTGAATAGCAGCAGCCTGTGTACGTGTCGAGTTGTTAGATAGTGAGTACAGATAACCCATAGCAAACTGACCGCCTGAACCTAAGCCGTAGCGTCCTGTGTCATTAGATATAAAGCTCATATCGCAAGCGATGTGGAACAGTTCACCGTCAAAGGCGATGATGTAATCAAAGCCACCTTCTTTATCTTGCTTAGCCCAATCGTAACCGTGTGCTTCAAACGTACGAATGATAGATGGGATTAGTTTCTTTCCCATAAATATAATCTTGTCATCACCGGTATACGGAGGTGGTGTCCAGTTGTACGCAAGGATATCTCCTGGACGTGCATCGCCTGTGATACCGATAAGGTAATCACCAACTGCAACGATCTTCGGCGTGCGTGTAGATATTGTTCGTAAGTTATCTTCTGTTATTTGTGAGTCAGCGCAGAGTACACACCAACCATCTCCCTGAATACCGGCGATTGTTGTCATAATCTAAGCATACCACGACACGCCGTGAATGCTTCATTTCATCATACCGGCTTGAGTATGTCGTTACAATATGAGCCGTGAGGCGAATTAAACAGGCAGAGCGGCCCTCGATGGGCCGCGACAGTAGCAGTACTGTTACTGTGCGGTTCCGTCTACCAACCCTGCGGATTTTCAGACGCAAGGATACACCCTACGATGGCCTTCCTGAGCCATTTGGAGCCGATTTGCGGGCTTTAGGCCCGCTCCACGTCTGTCCGTGTGGCTCTCAGGTCTTTAACGTTATGGCGTCCTTTGAGGACTTTGAACTCAGCTGGTATTTCTTGGACGCAACCTGCGTCAACTGCGGAAATCTAGTGGTTGTCCCCTGTCCTGTGGATAAAGATGGACCACAAGCTCAGTAGCATAGATGAAGAAAAACGTACCGCTACCTGTTCAGTTTGCGGTGATACAAAAATAAAGATTAGAAATAAAAAAGCAGCCACCCCGAATAGCAGGTGGCGTTGTATTGCAGTATTCAAAAGAAACTATAACAAGTCTATCTATCCGTATTCAGTTCATAAGAAAGCCCAATGCGAACACTGTGGCTTTATGCCATCACACTCCTCTCAACTAGATGTTGACCACATAGACGGTGATCGTTGGAACAACGACCCAAAGAACTTACAGACTCTCTGCGCTAACTGTCATAGATTAAAGACCCACTTGTCAGGAGATAGTAACTCTGGTATTTTTTAGCCAGACAGATCCAGATGGTCTGTCGAGTGCTGCTCCTGGGTATGAGGCAAAACTGCCCACTATTTTTAGGCATAAAAAATAAACCCCCACTCAGGATTTCTCCTGAGCAGGGGTTCATTGTTGCCTCGCGCTAGTATGGGTTACTTAGACCCACGACCAAACTCTGTAGCAGATGGGTCGAGTGCCTTAAGCACAGGACCTGCGACAGCAGCGAGAGCTGCTAATCCGATTGTCTTGATATCTGTTTCGCCTGATAGCCATAGTGCAATGGCTGCAGCGATTCCGGCACGTAGATATGTTGCACCGATTGCCTTGAGTTTCTTGATATCCATTAGTTCTCCTTTGGACTTGTTGGTTCTTTCTTCTTAGTCTTTACCTTAGAGACCTTAGCCTTTACCTTATTTATCGGTGATGGCTCTGGCATCCAAGGAAACCAAGAAGAAGTATCGTTTGCACACTGCTTCTTAATAGAGATATGCAGGTGCTTGTTGTGCTTGTTACTACCGGTATAAATGTGTTCGCCTCTAGAGCGTGACCAAATCTTTCCTTTGAATATTAAGTACTCAACGCGGTCATCCTTCTGTAACTCTGAATAGATAACAGAGCAGTTAACTCCAACTAACGGATCGTGTGTTAAATCTACTGCGTGTCCTGAGTTGTGGTCTGAGTTAGGATTCTGATGGACGTGTGCTTTAGATGGGAGCAGCCCATCGGATGCTTTCATCCTCTTCGGCCATATCGCTGTTGCTTGACGTAGTACTGCTATTGCAGCAGGCGTCGCCTTCTTTGCAAGTGGAATCATTATTGTCCTCGTTGGAGTAGAATTTGATAGAGCTTGTCAACTTTTTCCTCTAATCTATTGACCTGATCACGTAAACTGTTGCCGCCGTTGGGACGAAATTCGTACATCAATGACTTGAATATCCATCTAAACCCTGTAATTAAAGTAGCGAGGATACCTAAGCAGGCTGCTATTAACATAGCCCAATCGTTGGCAGACACGTGCTCTCCTTATACTGTTCTGATTGTGACTGTGAGATAACCGCCATAACCTGAGAAGCGCTTATCTTCTGGAGTCTTGTTATTAAAGTCCATCTCTTCAATCAGACCTAGGTATGCTTCACCAGTTCTGAAATCTTGTACCTGGATAGTATCTCCAGCGTTTTCTATTGTCTCTAGTTGAGTCATACGTTGGTATGCTGAACCTTCATAACCTACTTCGTTACCAAACTTATCGGATTCGTGGTCAAAGCAGAAGAGTGGATACTGGATAAGACGCTGACGTGGAATAGCAGGCAGAGCCTTAATCTGGTAGCCAGTAAAGAGTGGACCCTTTGTTGAATCAGTATCAGAGCGAGTCAATGTAAACTTAAAGCCTAAGTATTCTTGAGCTGCTTGTGGGTAGTTAATGTTAATCTCAGGTACATTAGATGCTTGACCGAAGGTACCAATCTGGACTGCGTTACCTTCTGAATCAATAGAACTGATACGCAAGCCACCATCTGTAGTATCTACACGTGCTTGAAGCATCTTAAATATCTTTAGTTCTAGTGTGTTATAACGAACATAACCTGTCTGTATGTATCCCTCTGAAATAAGTTCTGTATCAGATTCAATATAAACATAACCATTAGTTCCGTCACCAGCATTACAAAATGCTAGACGGTTGGTATCTCCTAAGAATGCACACGATGTTGTGTAGTGGTCAAGTGCGTCATCAGGATCGTATAAGTCCCACGCATAAGGAAAGAGTAGATTGCCTAGAGGCTGACCCATATCAACACGTGTCACACCTACTTGTCCATCAACACCAGATGCTGCCCAGATATATCTATCACGGAAAGCAAAGTCATAGACTGGTTGTTCTGACTCAAAGATTAAAGCACCGTAGGTAATAGAGCCATCAGAGTCTGATAGTTGTGCTATACGCATACCTTGGTTGGTACCGATAGCCATATTGCCAAGGTAATAAGATATCTTAAATACTCGCTCACCTACTGGCATCTCAGCTGCAGTAATAGCAGATGTCAGTGTAGGCATAGCACCAGATGTAGATAGAGTAAACTTCTGGATTGTTGACTGGATGTTTGTATATCCTGCTAGGTAGATTGCAGAACCAGATGATGTGATACTTGTGTAAACAAAGTTATCTGTTGGGTGTGTGTAGACAGGGCTTGGTAGCGCAGTTGCAGTAGTTGCAAACTCGTAGACGCTGTTATTAGCGGCTAGAACTAAACGCTCTTTAGTAAACTCTAGAACTGCATTGGTTACTACAACGCCTGTTGCGTTGAACATCAAAGTCTCAGCTACTGATGAGTCATCAGAGAGCAACTTCTTGTAAAGGTGTATCTTGCTAGTTCCACCAGATACCTTATTGGTTACCCAATAGGCATAGGTACCATCATCACAGATAGCAAATACGGGATCATCAGTACCAGCGTTATAGTCAATGAAGTGTGTTACTTCACTTGTTACAGTTCCTGCAGGAGATACTGGAGTAGATGCTACATTAGATGCAGTCTTAGCATAGGTAAATGTAGTAGCAGAAGGAACTGTAGTAATAGTATACGAACCATTAAAGGTTGCATCCACACCAGTTACTGTAATTTCCATAGCAACTGCTAGACCGTGTGCTGCACTAGTAGTCAGCGTTGCTACGTTAGATGTCAAAGCCTTATTGGTAACGGATGCAGTAATACGTGGATAGATTTTATCTACATCGTACTCATCTAGCATTAACACACCGTTATAGGTGTTAACATCTGTTGAGCCAGTATAGGTAGGTTTGGTCCACTTAATGGAACGCATAATCTGGTCTGGACGACCATTGGCATTGATAGCACCAGTAGTTGTATGGATGCCACCATCTACATCTTTAAGTAGTGTTGCCTGTCCTTTAGTCCAGACATCTACACCTTTAGATTGTGTGTATTGAAAGCGTAGCGACTCATCTTGGATAGGTTCAAAAAACTTAATACCTTGACCATAGTGAAACGATGACTGTGATCGTAGCCACCAACCGGTAAGCGTCTGCTCACCTGGTTCACGGCTCTGGTCAATCTGTTGCTTACGGTACTGAGCCGTTACACGGCGATAAGGGTTATCATCAGATGCTGCAATAAAGAAGGGTAAGCCATTGATTGCTACATCGTAGGCATAGCCAGATGCGGTGTATGTAGCTCCTTCTGGATTAGACAATACAAAGGGTATTCCTTCGGTGATGTCGTCGCCGTATGGCATCTATCCTCCTATGTTTTTTGTTTATTCATTTCTTCTAAAAATTCAGGTGAACCAATCCAATGTTTTCCATTGTCTATTGTCCAAACAAAATTATATTTATTATCTGTTGCATAAGTAACAAACCAACTTAAAACTTTTGCATCTAAAAAAGTTCCAGCTTTATGTAATTCAATGTATTCAATTTCATTAATTTTTCTAAAATCTAAAATAGCATTAGAAATATTTGGTTTCATCCATTCAGGAATATCTGCATTTACTAACCAAGCACATTTGTAAGAAGCACAAGGATTGTTTGGTCTTATTTTGTATACAGAGCAACCTTCATTTAATTTAACAAAATGACAAGGTTTTCCACTGTAAAAAGTTTTTCCAAAAACTTCTCCAGATAACGAACCTTCGCAGCATTTTGTACAATCTGAACAAGATCTTTGTTTTAATAAATTTTCACCAACTAAAGAATTTTGAGTCATTTATATTCCTTGGTTGAACGAAAAAATGTTTTATAAGAATCAAATAATTTTGTTCGCAATAATACATTAATTTTATTTTGATTTTCTATATCTTGTTTATTACCTAAACTCATTTCCCAAGATTCGCGTTTGAATGGAATTACTTGTGCTATCGGAGTACCAGCAGGAATTAATCCTTCAAATTTTATATCATTAAGAACAAAAGGAAAATTAACTGGAGACGTATATTCGTCAGTATCTACAATTCCTGGAAGAATTGTAAAGATAGATTCTCTATGGAATGGAGGAACAAAAAGTGTTGAATATCCTTTAGGTGTTTTTATTCCCCAAGGATTTATCCATTTAGGATAAGGAACTTCATTATATGTAGGATGTGTTGGTGCTTGTTCTACTGGATGCCAACTTATAGGATTAAAAGAAGGCCATTCATAGTATGGTAAATTATCGTTATTACTTACATAAACATCTACATAAGTAGTAATAATATATCCATTAGTTATAGCATCAAATACTGGCATACATCGTTTAATAGTTCCTAATGTGCCGCCACTACCATTAGGTTTTTTAGAATCGTTGATGTATGATGACATATTTTTATACCATTCAGGTATAAATTTATTTGATGATTTAGGTTTATATTCTTCTGGTACACCTAAAACGTCAGTAAAGATAATGTTCATTAAAGCCTCCTTTTATTAAGGTGACTCTACCACAACCCAACTTCTTGTATCATCATTCCAAAATACGTTATCTCCTTCTGGTTTTGGGACAGGGGGTACCCAAGTAGACCCATCCCAAATAAAATAATCTAATACAGGAATTGTCCTAAATTGACCATTAACCCAAGTGCCGCCTTTATAGGCAATCCCATTATCACAACAACATACCACTTCGTCAGCATCAAAATTTAATTTTATTTGATTCAATAATTCGGGATCGTGATTTTCAAAAGCAAATACTCCTGTAACAATTGTATTTTTTACAGTAGCGTGTGGATGATTTTCTAAATGTTCCATAATTATCCTATACCGTGTAAACTAACACTTGTCCAGTAGCACCATTGCCGCCATTACCTGAGTTACCAGCATTACCAATATTCTCTCCATTAACAATAACACGCCAAGTTCCAATACCGCCGCCTCCGCCTCCGCCAGCGCCTCGTGTATTTGCTGCATTGCCGTTTCCTGCTGTACTTGCACTACCGCCACCTTTATTGGTATTAGTAACAGCATTGCCGCCACTACCACCATTTCCGGCGCCATTACCACCAGTTCCGCCAGCTCCGCCAGATACGCTTTGTCCAAGGTTTCTTGACTGTCCTCCAGAACCACCACCTGCACCGCCTCCACCAGCAGTATATGTTATAAGACCTGCTTGATTAAGAGTTACGCTAGATCCGTTATCACCAGAAGGACCTGTTGAACCGTTGGTAGCTCCGTTGTTTGCGTTAAAACCACTACTTCCTCCAGTTCCACCGCTTGCAGTTACTGCTGTTACGTTAGCAGTTCCGCTTCCTCCGCTACCTCCAGCTATGCCAGAAGTAACTCCGTTACCACTAAATTGATTATAATTGCTAAGGCCTGTGAGTCCAGGATTTCCGCCATTTGCAGTTGCTAAATTTCCAAATGCGGAAGGGCTACCGCCATTACCATTAGCATTAAAATCATTAGATCCATTACCAGCAACTCCAACAGTAATAACGTAAGTATCTCCTGGTGTTACTGAATATTCAGAAAATGCAACTAACCCTCCGCCGCCTGCACCTGATGCGGCAATTCTTCCTGGGTTAGCACTACCAGGTCCACCTCTGCCACCTCCGCCTCCACCACCAGAAGCATAAACAGCAATTTTGGTTACGCCAGAAGGTACTGTCCAGTTTTGACTTGTGTTAGCAGTAAGTGCAAGAGTATATGCAGGTTGTACAGGTGTAACTGAATTAGATGATGCAGAATAACCACTATCACCGATACTATTAGTAGCTTTTACTTTGAATGTATAAGCAGTACCAGCAGTCAACCCAGACACAGTAATAGGGCTAGATGTTCCTGTAGCCGTAATACTGCCTGGAGTTGAGATCGCTGTATAACTAGTTCCAACTACCTGACCAGGAGTAAAGGCAACATTGACGGTTGTGCCGGTACCACCATCCGTTGCTGTACCAATGGTTGGTATAGACGGAATTGATAACTGGTTAGCCAGCATCGAGTCGTACTTAGGACTATTAAGAATGCTCGAAAGCGACAGCCGTGTAATTGCCATTGAGTCTTTATCCTTTTAGGTTAGTTGTTAATGCTCTTTAGATATGCCTGATAATCAGAGTTTGCAGGGTCTGTGCCAAAAGATGTGCGCACCCCATCTTCTTCATACCAGATAACTGTTGTTCCCATAAACTCTTCTACATTGTATTTTCTCATTATATCTCCGCATTAAAGGCAATAGATGCTGACGCATTGTTTGTTCTTGCTGCTCCTGCTTGACCTGCCACGCTTGAGATTTCGCTCAAATTGTAAATTAAAGCAGTTTCATTAGTTGCATACGCTATAGAAAAAGAATTGAATAAATCAGTTCCAGCGTTTCTATCTGCCGCGTAATAATCTGTTCCCGATGTGGCTACTAAGGATGGAGCAATTCGCATTGAAACAGGAAAAAATACACCCACATAAAGTTGCGAACTGCTATAAAAAGAACCTATGCCTACCATTAAGTTAGTAGCACCTGAAACCATTGTGTTGTAATACCTTTGGCATAAGGATAACTCACCAGGCACACTGCCTCCAGCGCGGCTAAAGGTTGTGGCAGTTGTGCCTAGTTCTAGTTGAACGCCAGTTACCTCGAAGTAATCGTTAGTGCTTGCAGTACCAGTTGGAGTTGCCGCAAAGAAAACTGAAAGTTCAGTTACGGTTGTAGGTACTGTTGCAGTTATTGTAAAACGTTGCCAAGTTGTTGTAAGAGCTAAGTCTTGAGTAGCAATAACTGCTCCACCAGTGTAAGCACCAGTAATAATATTTTGGTCTGTTCCTGTACCACCATATAGAGTTACACCGATTAAACTGCTTGTTGGTGAAAAGTTGGCACCTTTGCGAGCATAAAAACTAAAAGTAACAGGTTTTCCTGCTAATGGAATTGAGTTTACGCTTTCAAATTGATTAGCAAAATAATAAACAGTTGTTCCAGTCTGACCAGAATCGCGTTGAATACGAGCACAGTATTGAATATTAGGTAGATTGGTTGTATCACTTGTTGCCTGACGAGAGACAGTCATTGCTTGAGATGCGTTGTTTTTTAATTGCCATCTATCGGCTGTATAAGGTGTTGTTGATGCAGATGCGGCAATAGATGTACCCCTTTGCCATATATCCATACCACCATTGATGATGGCGTTCTTACCAGCAGCCTGAAGGCTGTTGATAGTATTGCCACCGCTAAATAAATTGATAGCCATTAAGCAATCTCGCTTCCAAATGCTGTAAATGATAGTGTTGCACTTGAAGCATAAATAGTTACGATATCTGTTGCTGCAAGTGTGATGCCAAGTGTCAGAGCTGTAGAATCAGCAGCGCCTACTGTTACGTCATATGCTAGGTACTGAGATGCAGCAAGTGTTGCTCCACCTACGCGTACTGCTAGACGGAATGTTGCAGCAGTTGATGCTTGATTACATACAACAAGTGTTGAGATAACTGCCTGAGTTGCAGCCGGTACTGTGTATAGAGTCGTTGCTGTTGTTGCCGATGGGTTTGATTGCCCAAGGACTTTATATGATGTTGCCATTGTTTTCTTTTCTCCTTAGTTGTTTATCCACCCATAAGCATCAGCATATCTGCTGTGCTGGCGCTACTTTCTGGAACCGACCATTTGACTCCAGAAGCCTGTGTTGAATCTGCTGTTAGGATTGCGGTATTAGTACCGACTCCCAATCGAGCAACAGTTCCTGCTGCAGTTGCTACAACTATATCTCCCTTAGCGGTTGATAGTGTTGCTGGCGAACTGAGATTAAAGTAATTAAGATCATCGCTGGTCAGTACGTGCTTAACTGATGCACCAGCTGTATGTGTAATAGCACTTGTTCCTGCACGTCCACGTACTACTGTTAACGTATCAGATGAGATTGCTGTAACGAATACGATTTCTTCGTTCTGTGTATCTACATCCAAGGCAATAGTGAACTGGTCTACGTTACCTGCTGTGAGGGTAACACCACCCATAAGCGCTGAACCAGTACCAGTAGCAACTGTGATTGTTGTATCACTACTAGATATAGTTGACGCAAGCGTTGTCTGAACGCTGGTGGAACTGTATTTACGTGTCATTTATTAGCCTGCCTTATGATGTGTAGTGAACACGGATAGGGAACTTGTCTTGCAGTTTGAGTGACTCTTCAGTTAAGCGTTGGTTGTAGAGTGCAAAGATGTAACGAGATGAAGCAACGCCAGCACTGGAAGGAATCTTTGTATCGTTCAAGTCAGCCTCAGCTGAAGATAAGTTGATACGACCTGAATCTACATATGAGAGCAACTTGTATGATGCACCAAGTGTTACTACATCGCGGCAAGAATCAGGTAGTCCAGTCACATCTGCAAAGTCATCGGTGTTAGCATCGAGTGTATTAGCAGTAGTTGTGTAATAGACCTGAACTGTGCGTCCTGGTTGAATGTTCTCATAGATGTTAATTGTGTTAGTTGTGTTAAACGCTGATACGTTAGCCATAGGATCTGCACGCCAACGGTTAATTGGTAGCCACTCTAGGCTTGAGCCAGTTGTCTGCCAAGATGCGTAGATGATAGATTCGCAGTCATCTGGTAGCGGATATGTGGTCTGGCTTGCATTAAAAGTAAATGTTGTTGAGTTAATTGCCCATAGTTTCGGATAGAAACTGTTGATAGTATCGTTGATAGCCTGCTTGATAACGGTACGTGGAAACGTTGGTGTCAGTGTTACTTGAGCGTACTGAGCGTGTGGTGCTGGCGCTGTTCCTTGCCATCCACGACCAAAGCCTGGAGCTGCGTTAAGAGTATTGTTTGTTGAGTTAAAGTTATCAATCCAGATAAGTTCGTCATCAATTTCAATGATGCCTTTTGCTAAGTTGCTAGATGAACCAACTTGAATTGCTAGGTCTGTTGTATTGATTGCGCTGTTGAGATAAGTAATTCTATCTTGGCGCAGGGTGTAGCCAGCCAGTGAGGATCGTACTTCATCCACCATCTCTGCGAGTGTTGCCATTATTTACCTTTTCTTGATAGAATTGAACGTTGTTAAGCAAGCGTTCATCGTGTGGACTTATCTCTAGTGCTTTCTTTCCATACTCAAGTGCTGTAGGAAAATCTTCTAACTGCCAACTTGATATTGCAATCAAGTCATAGGCCATATGGCCCCACGCCCAGTTCTCCGATAGAAAACTAACTGGCTTGACTGTGTAATCTAACGCTCTCTTAGACACCATCAAACATTCATCCCATTGCTGAGTTGTGTAGTAATGATTAGCAAGTGCCATCAGAGATTCTCTGCTTGAGTACTCTTCTGTAGATTTCATCAAGTGTTCTTCAGCATTATCTGGGTCACACTTAGCCATCAGTCTGCAGGCGTAACTGCGTTCTTCTGGAAATACTGATTTCTCTAGATACTTCTTAAAGTTCTCTAGCGCTTCTTTAGGTCTTTTGAAGTTGTAATACTCTCGACCTAAGTAGTACAGGTTACGAGCATCTGGGTTTTCTTTTACTGCCATCTCTAGCAGTGGTAAGTAACTATGCCGTGACTTTGTTCTGTCTTGACGATGATGTATCTCAAAACCAAACTTCTTGCGAGATTCTTCCTTATCCCCGTACCATTGTGGTACTTCGTGTATCGGATAGTGCCATCTCATATTGTGTCTGCGATGTACCTTAAACCCATCGAACTCACTGTTAGCAGTTCCATCTGGATTAAAAGATTCAATGCGCCGATATGTTGGTCTATCTACACCTTCATCAAATGCTTTCTGTAATTCCTCACGCCATCCCTTGCTCATTGTTTCGTCAAGGTCTAACGCAATACAGTAATCAATATCAGCTGGTAGTAATGCTAACGATGCGTTTCTCGCATCATCGAACCTAAATGGATTGACATATATCGGGACAACCGTAATGCCAAGTTCTCGTGCAATCTCAACGGTTTTATCTGTTGATCCTGTATCGGCGATAAGCCAATAGTCTGCATCCTTGACTGACTCAAACCAGCGTCTGACGTGCTTCTCTTCGTTCTTACTAATGGTATAGATGGCAACTTTCATACGCCTATCTTACATACCACCGAGCATAAAGATAAAGACACCAGCTTCGCTCACAGCAATAGATGGACCAGTAGGACCTGTTGGACCGGTAGGTCCAGTAGCACCAGTTGGACCGCTAGGTCCTGTCGGACCTGTCGCTCCTGTATCACCGGTTGCACCAGTAGGTCCGGTAGGACCAGTTGCTCCCGTAGGACCAGTAGGTCCTATGTCACCTGTTGCACCAGTTGCACCTGTAGAACCAGTCGCACCTGTTGGGCCAGTTGGTCCTGTATCTCCTGTAGGACCGGTAGGTCCTGTAGGTCCAGGCACTGTAGATGCGGCACCAGTGGCTCCCGTAGGTCCAGTCGGTCCTGTGTCACCAGTAGAGCCTGTCGCTCCAGTGGCTCCTGTAGGCCCTGTAGGGCCTGTAGAGCCTTGAGGACCTGTTGGTCCAGTACTTCCTGTAGGTCCTGTTAAACCAGTCGCTCCAGTGGGTCCGGTATCGCCAGTAGGACCTGTAGGTCCTGTTGAGCCTGTTGCTCCCGTAGCGCCCGTTGCTCCTGTGCTTCCTGCAGGGCCAGTCTCTCCTGTCGCGCCAGTCGCGCCTGTCGCCCCAGTTGGACCTGTCGGCCCACTTGCTCCAGTGGGTCCTGTTGCTCCAGCCGAGCCAGTTGGACCAGTAGGCCCAGTGTCGCCAGTGGCACCACTAGGACCAGTAGGTCCAGTATCACCTGTAGCACCTGTATCTCCTGTACTTCCTGTGGCTCCAGTATTACCTGTTGGGCCAGTAGGACCAGATGGTCCTGTGGCTCCAGTTGCTCCTGGTACGCCTTGATCTCCTTGTGCACCTGCTGGTCCCTGTGGACCAGTAGCACCTTGACCACCTTGTGGTCCTTGGTCTGATGCAAATGTTACACTAACTTGAGGAGTGATGGACTCGATAACAAGAATTGTCTCGCTCATACAGTCACCCCTGGAGTCACAATAAATTTACCTTCTAAGATTCTGGTAACAGTTGCACCAGATGTAAGCACCAAGTCATAGACATAACGGCTTGGAGTAATGTTAGTTTGAGCAGCTGTAAAGATGACATAGATTCTGCCATTGAGTGCATCAAAGGACATAGAGCCATTAGCAGTAGATGCAACTAGAGTTGTCGTAGTTGAGTTGCTAAATGGTTTGATAGTCATAACGCCTGAGTAGCCGGTAAGGTCCCAAGGAGTTGAGTCATTCTTAATGACGAACTGAAAGTTAAATGTGGTTGCTTGGTCGCAGACTAGGTTATATTTCGCACTCATCAGGAAGAGACCGCTCTGAGAGCTGCCGCTGCAGGTAAGCCAGAAGTACCAGCGATATAATTACATA